AGCCTGTTACAAATTCAATAGTCATAAACACCTCCTTAGATGTTCAGCGCATTGTCGTAATTAAGTTGGTGCCAGATAGCTTTTAAAGGATCGACACCATCCCAGAGACCGCGTGCGTTGATCCATTGTTTATACATACGTTGTTTAACGCTCGCGAGAATAAGATCGTCGAACTCACTACGTTCATTACCGTGGAAGTCGTTTCCACATCTTTCAACCTGTTCAGGAGTTAGTTCTTTGATGCGTGTTAGTAGACTCATGAGTATTTACTCCAGTTATTTACATACAACATCTGTGCGATAAGCAGGCCAAACACCTTCGCTCACCATTTCACAGTACATAGCTGCTTCGGATTCAGCTTCTTCGATGTCTAGAAACGACGCTGCTGAGAACAAAGCTAGGAAAGTAATAACGATTAAGATTTTTGTAACTGCGATCATGAGTATCTCCTTATATAAATAAGCTGAATACAAACACGATGATTAATGCAGATACCACGAGATCGAGAACGTGGAATGTAACCAGCGTGGTTAATGGATGTTTAGTTGCTGCGTTTAGTAAGAACTTTTTCATGAGTAACTCCGTATATAAATAAAAGTAAATATGTTCTAAGAAGAACAAAAATAATGGGCAGCCGATGCGAAGCATCGGAGAAGCTAGGTACTGAGGTAGTTGGTGGCGACGTTGGTGAGCGGCTTGGGCGTGCGGCGCAGGCGGCACGGCGGCTGAGCTCTGAGGGCGTGGGTACCCGGTACCTAGGTACGGGGGTGCTATGTACTGCGAGTTTAGAAAAAAGTTTTCTTGCGAAGGAGTTAGGGTCCCTTTTGGAACCCGAACCCGAATCCGAAGTGGGGAGGGCTCTGTGGAGGGACGGGGGAGGGGACCTGCTCAGTTACATAGCACAAATTTTCAAAGTACCTGAGTAAAATGCTCAAGTATTATTCGCAACTAAACTGTGGTATAACGCCGTTTCATGGAACCTACAGACGAAGTAACTCCTACCCTTACTCGCAAAGAACAGCAGCAGGCCGGTCTGCAGAAAGTCCGAAAGATGAAACTTAAGGACTACGACCCCGATGGCCCGCTCAATGAGCGCCAAGCTGCTTTCGTGAAAAACGTGGTGTGGAACGGCATGTCACAAGTAGCTGCCGCCCGAGCTGCCGGGTATTCTGAGAGCACGGTAGCTACGGGTCTCTACGCTACGGTGACCGGAGTTCCTAAGATTCAGAAAGCGATCACTCGTGAACGCGAGTTATTCGCTAAAGCCAATGAGATGACCAGAAAAAAGGTCGTCGATGGCATGAAAGAAGCCATCGATATGGCCCGCATCAAGGCCGACCCTGCGGTTATGGTCGCAGGATGGCGTGAAATTGGGCGTATTTGTGGTTTTTACGAGCCGGTTAAACACAAGGTTGAGGTTTCTGTGACCGGAAAGGTCTTGGTTGAGAAGCTGCAGACGATGTCAGACGAAGAATTGCTGAAATTGGCGGAAGAATCTGAAAACAACGCGCTTGAGGGCGAGTTCGAAGTACTAGACGATGGCGAATCGAGCTAAAGTTCAGCAGATTCTTGCCAAACGCGAGCTTGCTCGACGTCGCTTGCTGCAGTTTACTCAGCAGACTCACCCCACGTATTCGTCTGGCTGGGTTCACGACGATATTTGTCGCCGATTAGAGCGGTTTAGTCAGCAGGTTCTGGAGAAAAAGTCCCCCAGACTCATGCTCCTGATGCCCCCGCGTCATGGTAAGAGTGAGTTGGCGTCTATTCGCTTCCCCGCGTGGCACTTAGGGCGCCATCCAGAGCACGAGATTATCAATGTTGGGTACAACCTCGATCTGCCTATGCGGTTTTCGAGGAAAGTCCGCGATTTGGTACGTGAACCCGTATACGCGGCCATGTTTCCGGATATGCAGCTCGATCCTAACTCTCAGTCCGTAGAGGCGTGGAACACGACGCTAGGGGGCGGGTTTACCGCCGCCGGTGTTGGGGGCGGTATCACGGGTAAGGGCGCCACGATTCTGATTATTGACGACCCGTTGAAGAATCAGGAGGAAGCGGACTCCATCGGTGCTCGCGACAAGCTGTGGGACTGGTATCAGTCAACGGCGTACACACGTCTAGCACCCGGTGGCGGAGTTCTTGTAATCGAGACCTGGTGGCACGACGATGACTTGGCCGGGCGTTTGCAGAATGTGATGCACGCAGATCCCGAGGCGGACCAGTTCGAGATCGTGAAATATCCCGCTCTGTCTGAGCGCTGGGAATACCTGGACGAAACGACGGATACGATTATTCGTAGCGACGAGGAGCTGGAACCTGTACCGGATAACGTACGTCTGCTGCGTCCACCAGAAACTTGTTTACACGAGGATCGGTATCCGACCGAGGCTTTGCAGAAGATTAGGGCGAATATGCAGCCGCGTATTTGGTCCGCGCTGTATCAACAGAACCCCACGCCGGACGAAGGTGTTTATTTTAAGAAAGAATATTTTCGGTTTCAGACAACGATGCCCGAGGCGGTTAACGCCAATATTTACACCGCATGGGACTTCGCTATTGGGCAGAAACAGCAGAATGACTGGACTGTAGGCGCTACCATACTACAGGATGAAAATGATGTATTATATGTTTTAGACATTCACCGCATGAAGGGGGATAGTTTCGCGATTGTGGAAGCTATGCTCGATGTTGCTAAGCGGTGGGCGGATTCTTACAACAGCGATTATGTCGTGGGTGTGGAAGATGGTCAGATCTGGCGCGCGCTCGAACCGCTGTTTAAGAAGCGGATTACTGAGCGCCGGCAGTATGTGTCGTATGAGGTTTTGCGGCCGTATACGGACAAAATGGTCCGAGCTCGTCCGTTACAAGGGCGCATGCAGCAGGGCCGCGTAGTTTTTCCGGAGGAAGAGCATTGGAAAGAGCAGGCGGTGCAGGAGTTATTAAGGTTCCCAGCCGGAGCGCACGATGACGTGGTGGACGCCCTGGCATGGGCTACTCGGTTGTGCATGGACAAAGCCCCGCCGAGTCCTAAACCTGCTACGCATATTCCGTCGTGGAAAGACAAATTAATGAACAATACTTCTTTTGGCGGAAGCCATATGGCAGCGTGAAGGATAGAGTATGCCGGTAAATGCTAAACTCGCAGATGATGTTTGGAGACGCTACCAGTGGCTTCGCGACAATGGACATATCGACTTTGTAAAGAAAGCCGACCAGTGCGAAGATTTTTTTGCTGGCGACCAGTGGGACCCTAAAGATTTATCCCTCCTCAAGGCTTACCGCCGCCCCGCACTTACTATTAACAAGATCCTCAGCACTATTAGCAATGTGCTGGGTGAGCAGATCTACAACCGCACCGATATTAGCTTCCGTCCTCGTAACGAAGGGGCTAGTAGTCAGGTAGCCGACGCCTTGACCAAGGTGTTCATGCAGATTTCTGACAACAACCAGCTGCCGTGGGTGCGCAGCGATGTGTTCTCAGACGGCGTTATCACAAGTCGTGGTTTCTTTGACGTTCGTCTCGATTTCTCGGACTCGCTACGCGGCGAGGTTCGTATCGAGCCGCTGAATCCCAAGAACGTGTTGGTAGACGCTGATGCAGATGAGTACGACCCAGATAAATGGGGCGACGTCATTGTCACTAAGTGGATGACGATCGATGAAATCGAGATGTTGTACTCGAAGGCTGACGCCGACATGCTGCGCAATCGTACTGGCAGTTATTGGCCGTACAGCTACGATGCTGTGGACATGGACCGTGATCGGTTTGGTAAGCCGCGCACAGTTTCTTATACGGACGAGTGGGGTCGCGAAGGCGACAACGCTCGTTCAGTACGAATTATTGAGCGTCAGTGGCGTAAGCTGGACCGTGTCGCGCACTTTGTAGACATTGCTACCGGTGATATGCGGGTTGTTCCACCAGATTGGGACCAAGAGCAGATCGACGAGTATCTGGCCGCTAATCCAGGCATGACGATCACGAAAAAGATGATTCGTCGCATTCGCTGGACCGTGGTTGCCGATAACATCGTTCTACACGACGATTGGAGTCCATACAAGCACTTCACTGTTGTGCCTTATTTCCCTTATTTCCGTCGCGGCCACACTATGGGGCTCGTAGAGAACCTGATCGGGCCGCAGGAACTGCTCAATAAAACATCTAGCCAGGAGCTGCACGTTGTTAATACGTCCGCCAATAGTGGCTGGATCGTTAAGCGCAACGCTCTTCAGAACATGTCTGTGGCTGAGCTGGAGCAGCGCGGAGCGCAGTCTGGCTTAGTACTGGAGCTCGATGAACTGGGGAATGCCCAGAAGATTACTCCCAACTCTACACCTACCGGCCTTGACCGCATTAGTTACAAGGCTGAAGAGCACATCAAGGCTATTTCCGGTGTTAGCGATTATATGCAGGGGTTTGCTCGCGAAGACGTGTCCGCTAAAAGCGTACTCGCTAATCAGCGCAGCGGCCAGGCTAACTTAGCTAAGATAATGGACAATATGATGCGGACTGATCATATTTTGGCCCGCAATATTTTGGATATTGTTCAGGAGTACTACACAGAAGAGCGCATCGTACTGGTTACTAACGACAAGCTGTCTCAGAACACCGAGCAGATGATCGTGAATCAGGTCGGCCCGGAGGGGCAGATCTTCAACGATTTGACGCTCGGTGAGTACGCCATCGTTGTATCTAGCCAGCCGGATCGCGAGGTGTTTGAAGACTCTCAGTTTGACCAGGCGGTAGCTCTGCGTACTCAGCTCGGTGTTAATATCCCAGATCGGTTCCTTATCGAGTCTAGCCGTCTACGGAACAAGGCCGAGATCGTGCAGTCGCTGCAGGTTGACCCCGAAAGTCCAGAAGGACAAGCGCAGGCACGCCGCATGGAGGCTGAGCTCGGTCTTATGGAGGCCGAGGCCGTTGAGAAGCGTACTGACGCAGAACTCAAGCAGATGCGTGCACAGATCGAGGCGCAGAACTTACAGAAGGGGGCTCAAGAGCCGCCTAATACCGATTTACTCAAGCTTCAGGGCGAACTTCAGCTGAAGAGCGCACAGATGCAGCAAGAGTATGAACTGAAACGTGAAGAGATGGACCGTGAATATCAGCTTAAACGTGAGCAGATAGAGATGGAGGCCCAGATCAAGCGTGAACAAATGCTCCGCGAAGCGGAGATTAAACGTGAAATGGCCACAGCACCGGCCTCTAATAGGGAGATGACTAATGAGCGAAGCACAAGCAGTTGAACAGGAAGAGGTCGTAGATCGCGGCGATGAGCTAGTAAGCGACTCTCCTTTATCGGACGCCGGTAAACAGCCCGAAGCCGCCGAAGAAGAGGTGGCCGAGGAAGCGCCTAACCCGGACGAAGAGGGCGAAGAAACTGACGAAGAGCGCGAGGAGCGCGAAGCGCAGGAAGCCGAGGAAGCCCGTAAACGCAATATCCGCATCCCTAAGGCCCGGTTCGACGAGGCTGTGTCCAAAGCTCGTGCTCGCGAAGCCGAGCTGAATCGCCGTATCGAAGAACTCGAAGGCCAGCTAGGCAGTACTGCCCAGACTGACGAAATCTCCGATATGAAATCCCGCATTGAAGAAATGCAGGATAAATATGAGGATCTCATTATGGACGGCGATAAAGAAGCCGCCCGTAAAATCCGCCGTCAGATTGACGGTATGCGCGACGATTTAATCGAGCTGCAGACGAGTACAAAATCTGATTTTGCCCGTAAAGCCGCTATTGACGATATGAAGTATGAGTCGGCTCTTGCTCGCGTAGAGTCTGAGTATCCAGAACTTAATCCTGATCTGGACAGTTTCGACGATGAGAAAACCGACGAAGTAGCCGTTTTGGTCGAAGCATTTATGGCTCGTGGGTTTAATCGTCACGCGTCTCTGCAGAAAGCCGTTAAATACGTAATGGGCGAACCTAAATCTAGGACTAAAGCAGTAGCTGATGAAGAGGCTGCCGTAGTCAAAGCCGATCGCGCACGCAAAGCACGCGAGAAGGCCGCAGAGGCTGATAAGAAGCAGCCCGCTCCGATTGGTAAAACCGGTCTAGACTCTGATAAAGCCGGAGTTGCCGGGGAACTCGGGATCGATATTATGAAGCTGTCTCAGGATAAGTTTTCTAAACTCGATGAAGAGACCAAAGCGCGTTTGCGCGGCGACGATTTGTAAGAAAACTTGTTTGACACTATAAACAGCGTTTTCTATCATGACTTTACATTCGTTTATACGGCACGATAGTCCGTATGGAGTGCGACCTCCTAAAAACTCGTTTTCAGCGCGATTGCAGGGCGAAACTGCAAACAACTTGATACGGTTTACGTATTTTTAACTTAATGCCTAGGAGGCTCACATTATGGCTCTGACTAATTTTAGTCTTTTGACTGATGAGCAAAAAACCATCTGGTCCATGGACCTGTGGAAAGCTGCTCGTAACTACTCTTTCGTGGACAAGTTCATGGGAACTGGTCCGAACGCAATGATTCAGCAGGTCACCGAGCTGAAGAAGTCTGAAAAGGGCGCACGCGCTGTTCTGACTCTTCTGGCTGATCTCGAAGGCGACGGCATCGCAGGCGATCGTACCTTGGAAGGTAACGAAGAAGCGATGAAGAGCTACGATCAGGTCATTCGTGTTGACCAGATCCGTCACGCTAACCGTCACGAAGGTCGCATGGCTGACCAGAAGTCTGTTGTTGAATTCCGTAACAACAGTCGCGACGTTCTGGCTTACTGGCTTGCAGACCGCATGGACCAGATGGCGTTCCTGACCCTGTCTGGCGTTTCTTACGGTATGCGCACCAATGGCGTTGCTCGCGTAGGCTCTGACCTTCCGTTCCTGGAGTTCGCTGCTGACGTAGCTACTCCTACTAACAAGCGTCGTCTGCGTTGGGATGGTACCAACAGTGTTCTCGTTGAGGGTGGTGCTACCAATACTGTAGATGCTGACGATACCCCGTCTTGGGAACTGTTCGTACAGCTGAAGGCATACGCTAAGGATCAGTATCTGCGCGGCATCAAGTCTGCCGGTGGCGAAGAAGTGTTCCACGCTTTCTTGACCCCGCAGGCTATGGCTAAGCTGAAGCTGGACGATACCTACATGCAGAACGTACGTCATGCTCGCACTCGTGGTGACAACGAACTGTTCTCTGGTTCCAGCGTCATGATCGACGGCATCGTGTTCCACGAATTCCGCCATGTATACAACACCGCTGGTGCTGCATCTGGCTCTAAGTGGGGCGCTGCCGGTACTCAAGACGGTTGCCAGATTCTGTTCTGCGGCGCTCAGGCACTTGGTATGGCTGATCTCGGTAACCCGGAATGGGTTGAAAAGGGCTTCGACTATGAAAACCAGCAAGGTATTTCTATTTCGAAGATTCTCGGTTTCCTGAAACCGAAGTACAACAGCATCTACGCTGGTAATACCGTTCAAGACTTCGGTGTTATCTCCGTATACGCTGCTCAATAAAGGAGAACGAGAATGTCTAATGTTATCACCACTCGTGGCGCTCAGTATCCGCTGGCCGCCCTCTTCGAAATCAGTGTTGGCGATACCATGGTTGACTCTTCTGGTGTTGAGAAGACCATCGGTGCTGCTGGCGCAACCGCGTTGAATGCAGTCCATTTGCCGCCAGGTTCTGTGATCCTGACCGGCTGGGTTGTTGCCGCCGGAGTTAATGACGGTACTTCAGCGACCGTATCTATCGGCGATAATGTAAGCGCTACCCGTTATGTTAATGCTCTGGACGTCTCATCAGACGCTGCTGTAGCAATTACTAACAGCGCTGGTTATGTCAATACTGCTGGCAATGACTTGCTGGTTACTATTACGACCGGTGACGGCGATGCTACTGAAGGCAGTGTACGCCTAGTTGTTGTGTACATGGTCGAAGGTCGTGTGAACGAAGTTCAGACGGCGTAAGGCGCAAAAGAGGGGGGCTTCTAAGCCCCCCTCTTTCTAACATCTGGGAGAAAAAAGCACATGATGATGGTTTTAAACCGTAACTACACACTTAGTACGACCGTTGGGCAGGTTATTCAGTTTGTCAAGAACGAGCCGACTTTTGTGCCTAAAGCAGCCCTGCGCGAAGCAGTTGCAATTGGCGCCGTACCGACTGATGGTTCCGACGTTGATGTTATTCAAGAACGTCCGGAGACTTACGAACCTACCGATTTGAACGAACGTGCTGAAAACATTATGAAAGCGATTTATGTTCTCGTAGAACGTAATGATCGCGGAGATTTCACCGCTGCTGGGGCCCCACGCGCAGACGCCGTTTCTCGCGAAGTTGGTTTCCGTGTACAGGGCAAGGAGTTTGCTCCGATTTGGCAGCGGTACCACGAAGAACTAGCTGAGGCTGGGAACTAATGTCCGATGCTGCTTGGTTACTTGCGGCCTTTAGATCGGAAGTCTATGACCAAGTAGCTCCGTATCTTTGGTCTGATAACGAAGTCATTTCGTTTATCGATCACGCGCAACAAGAGTTTTGTCGTATGACAGACGGTATTAGGGATGATTATTCCCCGGATACCAGAATTATCCTCCGCGCAGGCCGCGACTGGGCATATTTAAACCCGCTAATTTTAGAGATTAGGCGCGCATGGCGTGTTTCTGATAAGAAACCCGTCGCTGTATTGAACATAGAGGATCTTGATCGTGATCTTGGACTAGACGATTACGGTTTTCCTAGAAACTCTATTTATACGGGCGTACCAGGCGAAGTGCGCGCCATTGTAGTTGGTGGAGATGAGGAGCGTGTACGTATTTTAGACACCCCTCAAACCAACGATTATATTCAGATGTCTGTTTATCGGTTGCCGTTAGAGCAAATCGGAAGCGTTAACGACAATCTTGAGATTTCACAGAAACACATCCGTAGCCTACTTTTATGGATGAAGCATTTAGCGTACAACAAACACGACGCTGAAACATACGATAGAGCGCGCGCTGAGCGATATGGGGCGGAATTTCGTTTTTACTGCGATAGGGTTAAATCAGAAGACTCTAGACGCAACCACCAAAACCGCCCAGTGGCCTACGCAGGGCTATGACAGAACAAGCCATATGCCCTCGCCGGATGTGGGTGGCTTGTACAGGGTGTGTGCTTCCCTGTATTAACACCGGCCGCCCGGCCTAGTCAGTCCCTAGCTAGGTTCGGGCACCTATTTTTGGAGTTTGGTATGCCGCATAATGTATACTATGATAGCGGTGACAACCTACTTAGCCGCCACAGTGCCAAACTACTGAACACTAGAGACCGGTTGTATGAGAAACAGGATTAAATTAGTCCAGGGGGATACCCGTCCTGAAATGGAAATTACCATATATGACGGTCTCACTGGCAACGCTATCGACATCACCGGCTCTACAGTGCGTCTGAAGTTCAGAGAGCTGGGTTCGGAAATCGTGCGTTCTACTTTAGTTGGGTCAAATGTATACCCACAAGAAGGCGTAGTAGTTTTTTCTTGGGCCGATGACCCTAATGCCTTAGACGGTGAACCTGGGCCCTACGAAGCTGAAATTGAGATTACCTTTCCAGATAACTCTATTCAAACAGTATATGATCCGCTGAAGTTCTACGTGCGAGAGGATTTCTAAAGTGGCCGGTTCTGATACATATACCTACCCTCTACTGTCTTTAAGCTATACTCATTTATACGTTACGGTACGTTTAGGGGTTTCTGGCAGATATAAGCGGGTCAGCGAGGCCGTCGACGCCTCTGATGTGCAGGTAATCTTTCTTTCTCCTAATCGCACCGAGACATGTACAGCGCTCGAAAGAGTAGCTCTATCATTCAGTTCGGATATCTCGAACGCAACGGTAGCTGCAGATATTGCTGAAGTAACAGCGGGCAAGGCGCCAATAGAGTCGCCTACAGTATCTGATCTTATCGATATTCTGTACATATATGGCCGTGAATTCGAAGAAACAGCGACGGCCTCAGAAGTATTTGACTTACTTTTGACTTATGGGCGCGAATTTGAAGATTCCGCCGCAGTCACGGATGTTGCAAGTAATATTGTAGATAAAGTAGAGGCCGAAGCCCCGGTTGCAGTAGAACAAGCTATTAGATCGTTTAGTACCGCTAAGATCGACAGCGGCACAGCTGTAGATGCGAGTAGCTTAGCTCTTAGTACTCCTAAAGGAGATTCCGCCGTTTTATCGGACGAGCAGGTATTGAATTATGGGGCGGCGAGATTAGAAATTCTGGGAGCTTCGGAAACTCATACAAAAGATCTATTGGCGCCGTATATCGAAACCCCCGTAGTAATCGACGTACCCTCTATAGATGTACAAATATCTTTCTCCGAAATTGTTTCTTCCGCGGATCTGTTTGTATCCGGAGCAAATTCCGAACGAGATTTCAGCGATCTGTCGTACGCCACCGATGATTTTTTAGGCGAGGCTAATTTAGACGACGATCAAATAATGCTGTTCGCCAAAAGGGCTCTGGAGCACGTCTCTGCTGCAGATACTCTGACCCGCGTCGCATCTTTCGTTAGGGCGCCCGCAGAGCAGCCAAACAGTACAGATATAGCCGCAAAATATACCGCAGCTGGCAAGACGGATGCGGCAACCAGTCAAGAGGTACTAGCGTTATCGTTCGCATCGACCGAGATTGATTCTGCGACACCGAGCGATTCTAGCGTATTCGGGCTAGCTTCTGCGAGACCAGATACAGCAGTATCTACAGAGTCTATTATATACGCGCTAGAAGCGGCTTTAACTAATTCAGCTAGTGTTGGGCAGGTAACTAATATTGGTTTTATTCGGTCATTAAGCGATAGTGGACAGCCCTTCGACGCAGAGGTAAAATTATTTGGACCGGTTCGTAGCGATTCCGCCTCCGCCTCCGACAGCGGATCGCTGCTAAGTCAGGGTTATGTCGATAACCCCTATTACTTTGCGGAAGATTATGTCGGAGAAATTCGCTACTTTAACTAAGGAGTTATTATGCTTAAGGACAATATGAAGGCAAAAGGCCGCCTTAAAATCGTTGTTACTGACAAGAACGGGGTCGTTAAGGACACCCGCGAGGTCGACAATTTGATTGTAGATACTGGTTTGGATTTTATCGCCAGCCGTATGAAGGACGTTACTGACGATGCCATGAGCCACATGGAGCTGGGTACGGGTACGACGGCAGCAGCTGCAGGCGATACCGCACTTGAATCTGCTATTTCTGGCAGCCGCACAGCGCTTACCTCCACCACTGTTACTGACAACGCCATCGCCTATGTTGCAACTTTCGGTGCTGGTACGGGCACTGGCGCAGTTACCGAAGCAGGCATCCTGAATGCTGCCTCTGGCGGTACGATGCTTTGCCGTACGGTGTTCGATGTTGTGAATAAAGGAGCTGCTGACTCTATGTCCATTACTTGGACCGTGACTATTTCTGCATCGTAAACTTAGCAAGGGGCGTACCTAAATGGCTATTAAAACCCGCGAAACTACAGCGGACGGCGTAACCAATAAGGGTGCGCCCCTGACTAATGCTGAACTAGACAATAACTTTGTTGAGCTTCAGCAGAATAAGCTGGAAGCGGCAGATTTAGTCGCTGCTGATACCAGCTATGACAATACCGACAGCGGGCTTGTCGCGAGCAATGTCCAATCCGCGATTGACGAGATTCAGGACAAGAAGCTAAACATTACTGACCTTGCTGCGAAT